CTTAAAGTTCAAGGTGCTATTGAATATCTGCAACAAATCGGTGTAGAACTTCCTCAAGAAGAATCTGAAACTGAAGAAGAAACTAATACTGAAGAACCAGAAGTTGAAGTGGCACAGTAAATTACCATAGCACCACTTCAGGTGCTATGATTACGAAGTAATCAAACAAACACAGTGATGTCTGAATTTTCTGATTTCGTTTCCACAAAAAACAACACCACTCTTCAGATGGAAAAAGTAATTGATTTGATCGAAAATTTTTGTGATATTCTTGCTAAGCATTATAAAGAGTATTCAATTAACTCTCATCGTCATTACATTCTAAGGAATGATAACGTAGATTTTCATACCAAACAAATCGAAGAAATCAATAATAATCCTGAAGTACTTGATAAATTTGTTTATCAAAAGGGTAGGAAATATGCTAAAATTATTCATGTGACTGCTGCTGGAAATAGGTCTGCTCATGCATTTGTTGACATGAAGACTGGTGATGTTTATAAATCTGCTAGTTGGAAGTCTCCTGCAAAAGGAATCAGATATAATCTTATTGATGAAAAGTCTCGTAATGAAATGTACAATCGAGCAGATTGGGCAGGTTCTTATCTTTATCAGAGGTAAAAAGTATGGATAAAAGAATTAAACAAAAATGGATTGATGCTCTCCTATCTGGAGAGTATCAACAAACTAGACAACAATTATTCGATGGTGATGGTTATTGTTGTCTAGGTGTTCTTTGTGATCTTTATCGTAAAGAACATAAAGAACATGAATGGTCACACACATTCTCCGAATTTGAACAAAAAGACAAGTGGGAATTTTTAGATCAATCTGAAACTCTACCTAATGATGTTATTTTCTGGTCCGGATTACCAAATTGTGATCCCCAAATAAAAGAAATTAAAAGTCCAGATGGTAGAGTTGAAACATTAGCATTTGCAAATGATTCAGGTTATAGATTTGATGAAATTGCAAAGATGATTGATAACAATTATTGACACTTGTAGAACTGTCCACTAGACTCCCCAAAATGGGGAGTCCTCTGCTATGATTACGAAGTAATCAATCAAATGATCTCCAAACTTTTTTATGAATCTTTATCCTTATCAGGAAAGAGCAGTAACACAACTCAAAAATCACAACAAAGGGTTGCTTACTCTCCCAACTGGTGCAGGAAAAACTATTATCTTTATGAGTGATGCGAAGTCTCGTATCAATAATTCTAAAAGCAGAATGACTTTTGTCATTGTTGCTCCTCGTATTCTTCTTTCTGAGCAACTTTCTGATGATTTCAGTGAGTTCATGAAAGATGAGAATGTTTATATTACCAATGTTCATAGTGGTCAGGATGCCACAACAAAAGTGAATGAAATTCAAAATCATTCTGCGATTGCAGATGCAATGAATATGCATCACTTTATTTTCACCACTTACAAGTCTCTACATAAAATCAATCTTTCAGAGATTCATATTGATGTTGTTTATTTTGATGAAGCACATCATAGTGTGAAACCTTCTAATTTTGTTGGTATTGCTCACACTTCTCAGGTTGCAAATAATGCTTATTTCTTCACTGCAACTCCAAAAACTAGCATGAAGAATAGCACAGACATTTACGGTAGTCATATTGTTTCTGTTTCTGCAAAAGAATTACTTTCTGTTGGTACAATTCTTCCTCCTGAGGTTGAGGTGTATGAACATGATTTTCAGAGAACTAAAGAAAATGCATCTCTAGTTGATGCAACTAATGTGACCAGCATTGTCAAAGATATTGATCAAGAAGATGCAAAGATTCTTGTTGCTGCACCTTCCACAAAGATTATCTTTGAGTCATTGTCACAAACTGACATGATGAAAGAACTTAATGATCTTGGTTATATTGTAATGCATATCACCAGCAAGTATGGGGCATTCATTAACAAAACCAAAGTAAGTCGTGAAGTATTCTTCAAACGATTGAATGAGTATGGTGCTGATAAAAACCAAAAGATCATTGTCTTTCATCATTCCATTCTAGGTGAGGGGATCAATGTTACTGGTCTCACTCATTGCATTATGCTTCGCAATCTTCCAACTATTGAGATGCTTCAAACTATTGGAAGGGTAATCCGTATTGCAAAAGAAGATCGAACTGCAATTAGTAATGGTGAACTTACTCCTGGTCAATTTAGTATGTACTCTAAAAGATGTGGAAAGGTGATTGTTCCTGTTTCTAGTGGTCATGGTAAGACAACACAGAGAAAACTTCAGAATGTTGTTAATGTTGTCTTCAATGAAGGTAAAACTGTTTTTTGTTAAATACATATGGTTACACATAAATTGTTATGCCTTTCAAACCAAAATACCAACATTCAAAAGAGACCAAACACTTACGAATCCCTGTAGAATATAAAGATCTTGTGGGTGATTTAATGGTAGCTATTGATAAAAGATTTGATGTGCCTAAAGGTAGACATATCTTAAGAAAATTCATTGATAACCTTTCATAATAAACCATGAGATTAAATGTTTTAAGTCGATATTATCCAAAGTGCTTTGATTCAGATCAATGTAAAAAAATTATTGATATTGCTAAAACTCAGGATGATCTCCTAGAAGCAGGAACTGGGGAGAGCACACCAGAGGGACTTCAGGTTGTTTATGATAGTAATAAAAGAAACTGCAAAACAACTTTTTTACTTCCTAGTGATGATGTTAAATGGATCTATGAGAGAGTTCAAGCAATAATTCTTGATTGTAATAAAAAAGCAGGATGGGATTGGCACATTTCACAAATAGAACCAATTCAATTTTCACAGTACGATGTGGGTGATCATTATAATTGGCATGTTGATGGTGAAAGTGATCATTCTGGAAAAAATGAAGATGGACTTGTTCGCAAAATAAGTTGTACAATTAATCTATCAGATCCATATGAAGATTATGATGATGGAGATTTAGAATTTGCTTTTCCATGTCATCCAGGAGAATATTCATTGGAAAATCAAATTATCAGAGATCCTAGATGTAGATCAAAAGGAATTGGAATTGTATTTCCAAGTTTTCGATCACATCGAGTCACACCAGTAACAAGGGGAGTTCGATATAGTTTAGTTGCCTGGGCACTTGGTAATCCTTTCACATGATTTTATAGGGTTACGCATGAATTTTATTACCATCACTTTATAAATCATGATTTTTCAGATCACACAGGTTAAGTATGATTTTGAGGATAACAATTTTGAATTACCTCCGGTCATGCAAGAACATATCATTGAACAAACTTATGCAAGAGAATGGGAAGTAGATAGTGAGGAGAATTTGAAAGAAGAATTATTCTCATTTTTTGGATTTGCTGTAAAAGAGGTTAGAGCAATTAAATTATCCTTTTAGGTGGTTTACCCTAAAACCACATGTTAAAGTGGCACAGAGACCCACCCAGAGGTCTCTGAGTGTGCTATGATTACGAAGTAATCAATCAAGGAAACCATGAGCACTTCTGATAGAATGGAAAGGCAATTTTTTCTTCGATTCATTGCACTTGTGAATGAAGTACAAGGAACCACAGTTCTTCCATCACAAATTAAAGTAAGTAAGAAATCTGTTTGGTGTAAATCAACCAAAAAACAAAAACAGAAAAAGGATGCACTTACCAAAGTTTAATTCTATTCAAACATCATGACTAATTCTAAACTCACTGATCAAACTATGAACGAACTCGAAACTCTTAAAGAGAACTATACTCACATGATCATTGATGGGATGGACATGGATACTCTCATCACATTTGCTTTTGATAGTATCATGGAAAACATCGAAACATGGACTGAAGAAGAAGTTAAGGAAGAAATTATTGATCTTTATGGTGAGGAGACACTTCAGGATCTAGTATCTAACTCCCCGATCAAGGTAACTTATTCTGATACAATGAAACCTGCGAGTTGAGAATCTATAATGGAAGATGTAAAGTATCTTTACAGAAAGCAGCAACGTGATCAAATTTCTGATTTAATTGGTGGTTATTTGAATGATGAACAATTAGAAGTAGAAGATTTCATGAATGATATACTGAATGAAGTAAAGGAATGGATAGATTATCATCAACAACAAGTTAATAAGGCAAATTCATTATATGTCAAACTAGGTGGTGAATCATGAATAACATTGTTTATCTCAGTATCTACCGAACTCCTAAGGATCATGAATTTACACATCATGATCTTTTCAATACTGGAAAATTATCTGGTATGCTTGGGCATGGTATAAAAAATAATACATTTAAGGTAGGATCCAGGGTTTTAGTTATTTCTAAGTCATCTGATAAAGAGGATTTAGATTCTATCAATTTAGCATGTGTGAGAGTAAAGAATGAAACATCATGTAATCCATGGAAATCATATGGGGAGTATAAATGTTATGATGTAGAGTTTTTATATTCCAAGACAATTAAGTATGATTGTGAGGATAATACAAATCATTATGGAAGAGTATATGATTTAGCAAGATCCATGGGTAGTAAACAGCACAACAGTAATAAGGTTAGGGAACTTTATCTTTACATGTGCTTAACAGGAGACAGTTGAGGAGGTGTCCACCAAACCCCCCATTGGGGTGAAACCCATGTATAGTAAGAGAGTCAAAGGAACGCACTCCCATGATCACATTCTCCGATGCACTCTCTCAACTTCCTCAGTTTGTGAGTGAAACTCCTGCTGATCTTGATACTGCTTATGATTGGATGTGTGAAATGACCGGAATCCGAATCTGTGATGATACAGATCTTTGGCATCAATTCTGGAACGCATATTATGATGCAGCAACTTGGGAACAGATTAATGATGTTTATGAATCTGTTTAATTAAACCTCTAAACAAACCTTTATTTACTTTTTCCACAATGCTTACTATTCAACTCACTGAAAAGACTAAATCTCTCATCTCTGATCTGATTGAAGATAATTATCATGATGAAGATATGTTTGACTTTATTGAACAATATGGTGAAGTCTATTTCCAAAAGTATTATGTTGATTATGTAACGATTGGAGAAGAGTATTCTTATGCAGCAATCGAAGCATTCATTGATCAATTTGGTATTCAATCAATCTCTGGTTTTGAAGATTCTTATTATGGAGAAATGAGTATTGAGGACTTTGTTAAAAATCTAATTGAAGAATCTTCTTATCCTAGTGTTCCTGATTGGATTGAATATGATCTTCTCTCCACTTGGGATAATCTAGAAAAAGATTTTGCTTACAATATGGGATTCATCTTTGCTAAACACTTCTGATCTTAAACTTATGAAATTTCTTGTACATGACATTCAATTCGATTTCATAGACTCTGAAGGTGAATTGCCTAATGATGAACAAGTTGCTTTGATTAAAGATGTATTAGAAGAACCTTGGGAAGCAGTTGATGAAGAGGATCTAATTGATGAGATTACATCCTTTACTGGTTGGTGTATTAACTCCATTGATTATTCTAACATTTCAAACTCATGAACAATTCTACTCTTGATCTCTTTACTCAACATAATGAGGAAGATAATGATAATGATGAGATGAACTCTATTGAAGAGATTGCATCTCAATTAGAAGTTACTGTGGACTACTATATGATGGAATTTATGTAGTTTTCCACAGGTTTTTCCACATGTGTGTTCATCATAACATTTATTTGTTAATGTTTTCATAATGTAATAATAAATGTAAAATGGTGTTATATTTAAGGGTATAAATATGGTCTTATTTTGTTCTTTTTATCTCTGAATACCTTGACTAATTGTTCTCTTAATCCTCCTGGTAACTACTATCTAAATGCTTCTGGTTATTGTGATCTTGGCGAGCATTATATCACAAACCCTCCAAAATGTCAAGCACCCCAGGACACTGAAATTACTGGCACACTCTTGACATCAGGATTGAAATTTGATAATATAGATATACACTGCTCAAAAATCCAATGGCAATGATCTCCAAGACCAGACAAAAGAATAAGTACAGAATCACTTTGGAGATGGAAGTTAATGAGGATTTTAATCCTTATGAACTTGACTGGAAAAAAGTGTTTGATTTGAATAAGAATGAGAAGGTAAAATCGTATGTTGAAGATCTCAGTCTTCCTATCTGTGTATCTTATAAGATGTAATAGTCTTATAAGATACGACAGTCCTGCGAGTCTCATTCGTCCAGAACCACCTGTGTAAGTGGCACAGTGTTCCGTCCATACGGGGCAGAATGCCCTATATTAGACAGGTGGTGAGGGGTTCACCTTCATTACGTTATTCACTCCGTTTATCTTATGCCTCTTAATCGTCAAAGCATTCTCTCTATGATTCGTGTAGGTAAGGATGGTAATTCCATTCTAAAGATCCTCGATGTTATCGTGGAAGAATATCAGCAGCAGATCGTTAATGATAATCAGCAGCAGGATGCAGTGGCAATGAGTTAGTATTCGTTCTTATTGTTCGTTAATAACACTCAGTGGGTTTCGTATTACACTCACAAACTCTCTGAGTGTTATTAACACCAACACGAATAACTAATACTTATTCGTTTCTGCAGTTATTCGTTATTAACAGTTATTACGATTAATTGTTAATTCTTATTAGCGGTCCATGCCCCCCCCCGGTTATAAAAACCTCTAACTACCCTAACCTACAGAGGTGACAAAACGAGAGAGTGATTTCACTTTCATAAAAAAAATTTCTGGTAAAAATTTTGGAGTGTATAAGTCGATATATAAAAAAATTCCGGTAAAAATTTTTAAGTCTTATGGAAAAAATCTATCATGTATATCTAAGAGACCAATGCATATATTCATCGTTAACGGAGGATAAGTTCAAAGAAACGTGGTCTAATTTAGTTAACATGGTAGGATTAATGAAAACAGAATATAATGAGAACGAATTAAGTTATGAAGAGTGTGTGGTGAATCGACGAGATATACACAACTCATCATATTGACAAAAACTAAATAAACGAGTAAAATTGACATGAAGTAAATTATTAACAATGGCAAAAGGATTTACAGTAAAGGCAAAGACACCAAAGGTAAGCAATGGACCTGAGTGGGATTATGATGAAATCAAATCAAGGATGAAGGGAAAGAGCATTGTTTTTTGTTTACCTGGAAGAGGATGCTCATATGTATTTTTGAAAAATTTTGTACAACTTTGTTTTGATCTTGTACAGAATGGAATGAGCATTCAGATTTCGCAAGACTATAGTTCAATGGTTAATTTTGCGAGATGCAAGTGTTTAGGTGCAAATGTACTGAGGGGACCGAATCAGATTCCATGGGATGGTAAACTACAGTATGATTATCAGTTATGGATTGATAGTGACATTGTGTTTAACACTGAGAAGTTTTGGCAACTATGTGATATGGCAATCGATGGGGAAGGTGAAGAGAAAGAGATTGTTGCCGGGTGGTATTGTACAGAAGATGGACGTACCACAAGTGTTGCTCATTGGTTAGACGAGGATGATTTCCGTAGTAATGGTGGTGTCATGAATCATGAGATGGTTGATGGTATTACAAAACGAAAGAAACCATTTACTGTAGACTACACAGGTTTCGGATGGGTATTAATCAAGAAGGGTGTATTTGAGAATCTAGAGTATCCATGGTTTGCTCCTAAGATGCAAGTATTTGAATCTGGAGCAGTACAGGATATGTGTGGAGAAGATGTATCATTCTGTCTTGATGCAAAGGAGAAAGGATTTGAGATTTGGTGTGATCCTAGGATCCGTGTTGGTCATGAGAAGACCAGAGTAATTTAATTAACACTTTTACAATGGAGGATTTATGAAAATTAGCAAATCACTACTTGGCACAGTATTCATAGAATCAAAACCCAAGAATACCCGACAGGGTGATGGGAAGAACACTAAGTATGCTGCAACCAGTAGAAATAAGGCACGAAAGAAATATCGTGGTCAAGGAAAATAATAATTGCAAGTATCTGGGTAATTCCAGGTACTTTTTTTTTGTTTATAGATATAATAACTGCGTATAATGCGCGTTGCTCTTGAAAAAAAATTTTAAATATTCTCTATGTCTTGTTTAATATGTAATCTACCATCTCATGAAGTATGGGTAAGAAAAGAGTATCTAACTGATCATCAAAGTGGTCATGGTGAATTTGTCAAAGGTGTATGGGTAAGTGCAAAATCAATGCCTGGTCGTGCATTTTATTTTGAAACTTATTTACCAGAATATGCTGCAATGTATGATAAGTTACCAATTAGTGCATTTGTATCAGAACCAAGGACACCAGAACCTGATATGACTCTACATAATTTACAATTCTGGAATTGTATGGATTATGGGGTTGTGGCAGTCGATAAGAAATTTATAGGGTCAATGGACTTTGAGGTTTATACAAGGGACTTCGGGACGATGAGAGGCACCTATGTATGCACGATTGATAATTACCACCAAGATCCTGATGCAATTGATTATGCAACAAGTGAAAACCCTGCAGAACATAAGTCACATAATCTAATTGAATTAGTAAATGGTCAATATTGTTTATATCCAAATAATCGAACTCGTATCTACGATAACAGTTTAACTCCAAAGGAACCTAAGATTCCTGACTTCAAGGTATCAACAGAATATTATCAAGTAGAGAATGGATATGATCGACTTGGTATGGGTAATGAGGATGATTATTTTTGGAAGACCTCAAAGGAAAGAGAATCTAATTCAAAGGACATTGAAATTGACGTAGTAGAAGGTAGTGATTTAAGTGTACGTACAGAATGGAATGAGTGAATAAATAAGTTATAATCAAACTCCTTTGTGAGACAATGCCTGTAGAGAGAATAAGTAAATCATTTAAAGATATTAGTTTATCTCTAAAGGTAAATCCAATTAACTATGATTTAATTACAGTAAAAAATGAAACTGCAGTTGCAAGATCAATTCGTAATTTAATATATACATATCCTGGTGAAAAATTCTTTAATCCTGATTTAGGTTCAAGAGTTAGTAGACAGTTATTTGAAAACTTTAGTGATATAACTGCTATTAATATTCAATCTGAAATTGAAAATACAATTCAAAATTATGAACCAAGGGTTGATTTAATAAGAGTAAGAGTGGAACCTAATTTTGATAATTTACAATATAATGTAACGATTCAATATAGAATTGTTGGTATTAATGTACCAGCACAAGAACTTTCATTTGCATTACAATCAGTAAGATAATGGCATTAGTCAACTTTACAAATCTAGACTTTGACCAAATAAAATCTTCGATTCAAGATTATTTGAAATCGAATTCAAATTTTACTGATTACGATTTTGAAGGGTCAAATTTGTCCACACTGATTGATGTATTAGCATATAATACATACATATCATCATATAATGCGAATATGGTGAGTAATGAAGTTTTTATTGATAGTGCAACATTAAGAGAAAATGTTGTTTCTCTTGCAAGAAATATTGGATATCTTCCTAGATCTCGAAAGTCTCCTAAAGCAAATGTAAGTTTTAATGTTGAAGTTGCTGATACCACCATATCTACATTAACCTTAAAAAAAGGTCTTGCATTTAATTCAAGAACATTTGGTTCTACTTCCTTTTCATTTTCAGTAAATGATGATATTACAGTTCCGGTAACAAGAAGTAATAATGTAGGAGTTGCAATATTTGATACGATTGATATTCATGAAGGAACTTATGTTACAAGTTCTTTTACTGTAAATGAAAGTAATCCAAATCAAAGATTCATTTTAAATAATCGTGGTATTGATACATCTACGATTCAAGTTAAGGTAAGACCCACTGCATCTAGTAATGTAACATCGAAGTATATTCTATCATCTAGTTTACTGGATGTAACAAGTAGTTCAAGAATATTCTTTATACAAGAAGTAGAGGATGAATACTACGAAATTATTTTTGGTGATGGGATATTTGGTAAAAAGTTAGATAATAATAACTTTATTGAAGTATCGTATATAGTTACAGATGGTCCAGAAGCTAATGGATCTTCTAATTTTAATTTTAGTGGTATCTTAGTTGACAATAGAGGTAGAAGTGTAAATGCTTTAATCTCTACAATCCTTACAGATGTTCCTGCAACAGGTGGATCTGATGTGGAATCTGTTAATTCAATCCGTAATTATGCACCAAGACTGTATGCATCACAAAACAGAGCAGTGACTGCATCTGATTACGAAGTAATTATTCCTAAGATTTACCCAGAAGCAGAATCAGTTACTGCATTTGGTGGGGAAGAATTAGTTCCTCCTAGATTTGGTCAGGTTTTCATTACAATCAAACCATTTTACGGATCTTATTTGTCAAATAGAGTAAAGGATAATATCAAAGCAGAACTTAAGAAATATTCAGTTGCAGGAATTGTTCCTGAGATATTAGATTTAAAATATCTTTATATTGAAGTGGGGTCTAATGTTTATTATAATTCCAATAGAATTTCAAGTGCTGATGCATTGAGAACTAAAATTACAAATAATATTAATAAGTATGCAGACTCTGAGGAACTTAATAAGTATGGTGCTAAGTTTAAGTATAGTAAATATCAGAAGTTAATTGATGAAAGTGATATCTCTATCACATCGAATATTACTACCATACAAATGCGTAGAGACTTAAGAATCTCTGAGAATCAATTTGCAGAATATGAAATTTGTTATAGAAATAAATTTCATATAAAGAGTATGTCTGGTTATAATATAAAGTCTTCTGGATTTACTGTAAGTGGTATATCAAATACTGTATATTTTGGTGATATACCAAATGCAAACCGTAAAACAGGATCACTCTTCTTATTTTACTTAGAATCAGATGTAAATCCTGTTATTGTAAGACGTAATGTTGGAATTGTTGATTATGTCAAAGGTGAGGTAATTACAAATCCATTAAATATATTGTCTACAGTAAAATCTAATGGTGGAACACCAATCATCGAGTTGTCTGCGATACCAGAATCTAACGATGTTCTGGGTATCCAAGATCTTTACCTTCAGATAGATCATAGAAGAGATGTTAGTGTTAATGTGATTCCAGATAATATTGAGTCTGGATCTGATACATCAGGTGCAAATTACATCACATCTTCTAGTTATGTTAATGAATCCATAGTAAGAAAGTAATAAATGGAAAAGACTAGAATAAAAATCAGTTCCGTTGTAGAAAGTCAACTACCATCTTATGTAAGAGATGACTTTCCTCTAGTTTCTGAACTCCTTACTGAGTATTATCAATCATTAGAATCTAAAGGATCTCCATTAGATATTATACAGAATATTGATCAATACATCAAAACTAATGAATTATATAATGTTGTAGAGACGACCACGTTAACCAATGAGGTTAATCGATTTGATGATACTATTAGTGTAAGCACTACTGAGGGTTTTCCAAAGTCTTATGGTCTTATCTTAGTAAATAATGAAATTATTTTATATAAATCAAAAACCAGCACTAGTTTTATTGATTGTAGTAGGGGATTTAGTGGGATCACTGAATATTCTGTAGGAAATTCTGAAGACTTTACGTTTTCTTCAAGTGAAACTGTTAATCATGCAAATGGATCTACAGTAAAAAATCTAAGTTCTTTATTCCTCAAAGAATTTTTTAATAAGGTTAAAGGTCAATTTGCGTTTGGATTTGAAAATCGTGAATTGGATAGTGACTTAAATCAAAACATATTTGTAAAACAATCAAAAGATTTTTATTCTTCAAAGGGATCTGAGAGATCTTTTGAAATCCTTTTCAGAGTATTATATGGAAAGGATGTAGAAGTTGTTTTACCTAGAAAAGATTTATTCAGACCCTCTGATGCACAGTATCGAGTAACTCGTAATATTGTTGTAGAATCTGTTCAGGGGAATCCAGAAGACTTATTAAATCAAACTATTCAACAGAATCAATTTGATGGATATGATAGTATTACTAGAGCATTTGGAACTGTAACAGACACTAAAAAGATTGTCAGAGATGGTATTCAATATACCACACTAATGTTAGATTATGATTTTGATAAAGATATATCTGTTCAAGGATCTGTTTTTGGAGATCTTCCTATTCATCCAAAAACATCAGTACTAGATGATGTTGAAATAAATTCTGATAAAATTTCTGTAGATTCTACAATTGGATTTCCAAAGAAAGGTGAAATATCTTTTAATGATACTATTATATCCTATGATGGTACTACTGTAAATCAATTTTTAAATTGTAAAGGTATTGATTTAAGTATTCCTAGAACTAGTGTCGTTGGTGTTAATACATATGCTTTTGGGTATGATAAGAATGGATCTGAAATTAGATTTAAAGTAACTGGTGTTCTTTCTGATGTAGATATATCAGAACCAAATATCTATTATGATAAGGGTGACGTTGGTAGAATTATTAATCTTGGATATACTAGTGAGGATCCTAAAGATAAAAATTGGATATTCAATGTCAGTGTCAAATGTAATGTTTCTGAATATTTAAAGATAGGAAATAATAAGTATAAAATTACGACAATTGATGATAATGGATTATATAATGGAGATTTAGTTGAGGTTGAGTATTCTTATGTTGACGGTAATTTGACAATTACTGAAAAATCGGTTGGAGATGTATTCATTTCTAATGAAACTGTTCCTGGAAGAGTATTCAATGTTCAAAACTTAGAGTTAAATGGCAATGATCAAAGAATACTGAGTGTTAAGAAATTAATTGGTAAATACGATAATGGATTTTTAACAGATGTTCTAAATGTATATAAAGATACTAATAGTGATATTAGATATGTAACATCTAATTCTATACCAAAATATCAAGTAGATTTAAATATTAATCAATTTAAGTACAATTTAAATGGTAATTTTACTGACGATAAAATTACTATTAATAACCATGGATTTTTCACTGGTGATGTTATTGCATATAATGGATCTAGTTCTGGAATATCAACATCAATATACTACGTTAAAAAGGAAAGTGATAATGAGATAAAGATTTCAAGAACTAGATTAGATATCGAGAATTCAAATTTTATATCAACTACATCATCATTATCAGGAGATACTATTTCTCTGTTTAGATTTTCTAAGAATGATAATAATGCCTTAAGTTTAGATGGACAAAGATTAGTTAGATCTATTGAGACTCCATTAAATGATGGTATTGAATATGATACTTTATCTGGAACTACCGGAATACTTGTAAATGGTGTAGAAATTCTTAATTACAAGTCCCCTGACAATGTTTATTACGGACCAATAAAGTCTATTGATGTTATTTCTACTGGTGACAATTATGATATTATTACACCACCAGTAATAACAGTATCTGATGATGTTGGTGTGGGGGCATCAATTTTTTGTGCCGTTGAAGGTAAATTAGAAAGAATTGATATTTTAGATCCTGGTTTTAATTTCACATCAAACCCAGTAATATCGATTAGTGGTGGAGGTGGAATCGGTGCAAAAGCAACAGCAAGATTAGTTACATATGATCATGAATCTTTTATAAACGCATCTGATGCAACAATTGTAGTTGGATCTAGTCATACTATAGGATTCTCTACTTATCATAAGTTTAGTACTGGGGAATCTGTCATTTATCAAACAGGAGGTTCTCAGGCCATATCTGGATTGTCTACTGCTTCAACATATTTTGTAAATGTTGTAAATGATTTTAATATTACATTACATAAGAATAAGTCTGATGCATTGAGTGGAGTTTCTACAATATCTGTTGAAAATGGTGTTGGAAATCACTCCTTTAAATCGACAGAAAAGAAGAAAAAATTAAATGCTATCGTAATTGATAATCCTGGATCTGGGTATAAAAATAAAAAAATATCTGTTAATTCTACTGGTATTAATACATTTACAGATACTATAAATGTTTACAGTCATCCATATCAGAGTGGTGAAATCGTAAAATATTTCGGTAGTACAGAAACTGTTGTTTCTGGATTGGCAGTGACATCTTATGTTGTAACTAGAATTGATGATAAATCTTTTAAACTATCTTCAGTTGGTATTGGCACCACTGGTAAATTTTATTTTTATAACTCTAAAAAATACATTAATTTAACTTCTAGTGGTGTTGGAACTCATACTTTTAATTATGAACCAATAACAATTTCTATTTCAGGCAGTGATGATGCTTCCAATTCCAATATTACCCCAGTTCTCCAAGGAGTTTTTCGAGGCAATTTAACATCAATATATGTAAATCAAGGTGGAGTTGGATATGGATCATCTGAAATAATTAATTATAATAAACAACCAGATTTTATATTGAATAAAGGCATTAATGCTTCAGTATATCCTATAGTTTCGGGTGGAACTATTAAAGAGGTTGTAGTTTTAAATGGAGGAGAAAATTATACTGCACCACCAGATATTGTACTATCTGGAATTGGAACTGGTATAGGTGCAATTTTATCTCCTGTTATTTCTTCTGATGGAATTTTAACTGAAGTTAAAGTTATAAACCCAGGAATGAATTACACTCAGAGTGAGTTGAGGGTAGAAATAATCGATCCTATTACAGATCCATCATTAAAATCTTATCCTCAAGTTTGGAATATCAATACTGTAGAAAGATTGAAAGGAAAAAATAATAGACTAATAACCGCAAATAAACTTAATATTGATGATAGTGTTATCTACGAAGGCATCAGTTCTAAATATGAACTTCAATGTTGTCATTCATATGCACCTAGAAATTTAAGAAGAAAAATATATTCTAAGTCTGTAGATGATGGTGTACTTAGATATAAAACGGATTACTCCAATGATATAGTAAACACTAAAAAATATCATTCTCCTATAATTGGGTGGTCTTATGATGGAAATCCAATTTATGGACCTTATGGTTATGACACTATTGATAATAGAAAAGTTAGACAAATGACTTCTGGATATGAATTATTAGATCAATCTGATATTCCTAACAGACCAAGTGTTAATATTTTCCCATTAGGTCATTTTGTTGAAGACTATTCTTTCAAAAACAGTGGTGATTTGGATAGACATAATGGCAGATATACAGTTACTCCCGATTATCCAAATGGTGTATATGCATATTTTACAACATTAAGTGGCGACGACATAAGCAAAACTGCTTTAGATAATGATCGAGATTGTAAAGATCCTGTATTTCCTTATATTATTGGAAATACTTATAAATCAAAACCAATTCCATTTAACTATGAGAGTAAATCAAATCAAGAGACCTTTGAGTTTAATGAAAATAATCTTATAAGAAACACTAATTCTTATAATAGTTTTAGTGAGACATCATCCTATGAGTATTTTTTAAGTAGAGAAAATATATCAGATCAAAATACTGTTGTACAATCAGCATCTAAAGGTAAAATAAATTCAATACAAATTGTATATGGTGGTAAAAATTATAAAGTAAATGATGTAGTAAACTTTGATAATGCAGGAACAGGTGGATCTGGTGCCTCTGCAAGAGTAGAATACTTAGATGGAAAATCAATATCTCAAATTTCCCAAGAAACTAGAGATATTACTGATGTGGAATTATATCCAATTGATAGTAATACACTTATTGGAATTTGCTCTGATCCGCACAATTTAAATGATAAACAAGACATAAATTTAAATTCACTAACTCGTAATGATTTTAGTTTAAATGGAATATTCAATGTTGGAATAACTTCTAGTCAATTACTTTTAAATTCACCCGTTGCAGCTTCCACTGGTTTAGTTACTTTCTTTAGTGTTTCTGGAGACTTAACTAAAATAGAACCTAATGATGTATTTACGGTCGATACTGAGGATATTACTGTTTTAAATGTAGATTTAACTTCTTCAAGAATTAGAGTTTTAAGAACTGACGACACTGTTACTCATGCTTCTTATTCTTCTTTGGTTGAGAAGTCTAGAAAATTTACTATAAAATCTTTATATAATCTAGAAACAAAAAAATATAAATTTAATAAAGAATTGTACTTTGATCCTTCTGAATCTTTAGGCATTGGTACTATTAGTAGTGGAATTCATACACTATCATTTTCAAATCCTGGATCTGGTATAACTTCTATACAAATACCAACTAGATCAATTTACATTAGAAATCACGGGTTGGAGACTAATGATGAGTTATTGTATAGAGATAATGGGGGAACACCAATAACGATCTCTCAAGATGGTGATGCAACATCTACTTTAGCAGATGAATCTACTGTTTTTGCAGCAAAAATAACAGATGATTTAATCGGAATATCAACTTTTAAAGTTGGTTTAGGAACTACTGGAGGATTCGTTGGAATTAATACAACAGATTCTATTCTTTACTTCACTGCAGTTGGAGCAGGATCTACTCATAGTTTTACAACCAGATATAGTAATGTATCTAAGGCAAATGTTTCTATAAGCACAGTCACAGTTTCTACAGCAACAACTCATAAATTGCAGATTGGTGACGAAATATTTTTAACTGCTAAACCGGGAATTACAACATCGATTAAAATTAAATATGATGAATATAATAGAAGATTAATTATTAAACCAAGAACAGTAACTAATCATAATTATAGTGATAATATTTTAACAATCAATGATCATGGATATACAACTGGACAAAAGATAGTATATACAGCAACTGCTCATGTTCCTACGGGATTATCTAATAATGGAATTTATTATGTAATTGTTTATGATAGGAATAGAATTAAACTTTCCGAATCCTCTTATGGAACAAATTCAAATACTCAAGAAGAAATTTCCATTTCATTAAATAGACGTTCTCCGACTTCACCTACAGTATCTGAAATTAATCCTAATATAAAAATAGATAAAAATCAAGTTGTTGAGTTTGATTTATCTGATGGTTCATTATCTGATAGTAATGGAATAAGTTTGTTTGATTTTAATTTATATCGAGATAATAATTTATCCAATGTATATTTACCAGTTAATTCTAATCGAGAAAGTAAAATAATTAAAACTGGGACTATTGGTAATGTAGGTGCAAAAGTTACCATAAATGTTGATGATGAGTTTCCTGATAGGATTTTTTATCAATTAGATAAAATTAAAAATAGTATTGTTTATCGTGATTCTGAATTTAATAATAGTAATACAATTACCTTTACAAATAGTCCTTTAAATGGAAAGAAAAAAATCATTGGTGTAGGATCAGACACATTTGAATTTTTATCTGGATCTGATTTTAGGTTTAGTACATATAGTGAAACTGATGGATCTTTTAACTACTATACAAATTCTATAAATGAAACCGGAACAGTAAAAGAAATAGAAATAACTTCAGGTGGAAAGTCATATGTTAAACTCCCATCAATATCTTCAATAACATCTGCCACTGGTTCAGGTATAGTTGCAATACCTGCAAGTAATACTATCGGTAGAATTAATAAAGTAAAAATATCTGAAATTGGATATAATTATCCTGCAGATAAAACTCTAATACCTACGATTAAATTTGCTTCTATGGTAAGAGTAGAACCATTATCAACAATTAATACTATTGAAGTTATATCTCCTGGATTAAATTATATTACCGAACCAGACCTTGTTGTTATTGATGGTTTTACTAATAAATTAGTTTCCGATGCAATATTAGATTATGATATTGAATCAAGAAGTGTTTCTATAGTTTTAAATTCTAAAGGGTTTTATGATGCTGAACCAAGAATTGTAGCAGTTAATAATACTAATGGACTTGGAATAGGTTCAATAACTTATGATAGTTCTTCAAAACAAGTAACTGCTTACTTTACAAAACAATTTAGTTCAGTCTCTGAATATCCATTTGAGGTTGGTGATAATGTTTATATTGAGGGTATAACCGTAGCAAATTCAACAGATAAGGGTTACAACTCTAAAAATTATGACTATAATTTATTCCCAATTACTGCAGTAAATGCTAGTAGTGGTGGATCAGGTGCATCTATAGTGTACTCAATGAGTGATTATTTAACAGGTAGTTCTGAACCAGGAATTGCTGTTACTGTTAGATCTTCTGGTAGAGCAATTTCTGATAAAGAATTACCATCATTTAAAATTACACTTAAGAAAAATGATTTTATTGTAGGTGAAAATGTTAAATCCAATAATAATTCTGGAAGAATAATAAAGTGGAATCCTCTCAATGAGTATTTGACTGTAGAATTAATAAAGGATTTTAAGATTGGAGATACTATAATTGGATCAGTTTCAAGTTCTAAGGCATCTGTAAAAGATATTATTAAGTATGAAACGTTTTATGATTTTAATTCTTCATCTGTAGTTGAGGATGGATGGAATAGAAACACTGGATACTTAAATGAAACCTCGCAAAGAATTTTTGACAGTGATTACTACCAATACTTTTCTTATGCTCTTAAGTCTGAAGTTCCTTTACAAACTTGGGATCAAACTGTAAACAATTTAAATCACACTTTAGGGTTTAAACGATTTAGTAATTTAGTTATTAGTTCGACTCCTGGATCTGTTGGTTTAGCACAAACTGAAGCAACTATAGGAATTGCAGACTTAAATAGTACAGTTGATGTAGAATGTTTAGGTGATTTTGATTTAGTTACTGAAAATCATTTTTACGTTGAATCAACTTTAACTAGTGATGAGATATCATTCAATTCCGTGAAATTAAAAGATTTTTCAAATTCTAATGGGAATAGGGTTCTATCAATAGATGATATTAGTCTTGAGTTCAATACTAACCTATCAGAAACCTTTGTAACCGCATTTAATATTTAAGTAACAAGATGGCCGAAGAAAAAGCAAGAGCAAAAAAAATTCTATTAGGTGTTAAGGATGATGTAAATGATGATAGGAGACAATTTAATATTGTTTCTGTAATAACAGATGGTGATCTATTGTTTTCTAGTCAGTATGGAAAAATGTTTACTGATGATGAAATCGGCAGTTTTGATGTAAAGAGGGTAGGAAGTCAAGGAGTTTTAGAATTTCTTCCTATTGATGGTAGGAATAACGAATACATATATACGTTTTTATCATATGAAACAAAACAAAATGTTCCTGGTGGAGGAAATTTTAATTATGTGGGAAGTAGTGTAAAATTAGAATCTACACAAACTGAAATTAGTGCTGGAACAGCAAAATCGATTTTCACACTACCATCAGAATTTGTTTCATCTAAACTTATAATTGAAACCTCTGACATTACTGGAGATAAGTATGAGTATAATGAAATCAACTTAGTTAACCATTCTTCTGAATCTGAAGCATACTATGTAGAACTTGGTGGACTAAAAACTAATAGTGTTGGAATAGTTACTTATGGAGTTTCAAGATCTGGAAGTAATGCAGTAGTAACTGCATATTCTAGTTCATCTAATGAAATTGAAACTAATGTTTATGCAACCTCAATAACTGGAGTTGCCATAACTGAAACTGCAGCAAAACCACTAAGATTTGGACAACTTAAATCTAATTATGTATCGATTGCTTCTAGCACTGATCCTACAGCACAAAATATTTTACAATTATCACCTAGAATTAATTTTGGATATTTTATCGCACAAGTAACAGACACTACAAACAATAAAGTAGAACTTGCAGAAGTATTTTTATTAAAGAATAATACAGAGTCTACAATCTTAGAGTATGGAAATGTTCAAACAGGAAATTCTTTAGGAGAATTTAACGCCGTTACTTCCGATACTACTACTTTAACATACACACCTAAAGAAAATATTGACGTTGAAATTACTGTTTTAGAGCACTCTGCAGCATTAACGTACTTTTCAGTAGGACCTCAGTCAATAAATTTTGTTAATACTAAATTTAGTAGTGGACTTAGTGTATTTAATGATTCTAGTGATTTCAATAATAGAAAGAATTTTGATCTATTCCATAAAGGAACACCTATTTTTGAGAGACGATTTGATGCTAGTATTTCCAAGAGTACTGATGCAACTAAACCTTTAGATCTAGAAAATAATTTAATTAATATTCCGACTCATTTTTTCAACACAGGGGAAAAAGTATCATATAGATCTGATCCTTTAGAATTTATAGATTTTTTTGAAACTACTACAAGTTCTACATCGTCTGCTGGAAGTGCTAGTGTAAATGTCACTGCAAAAACTGGAGTTGAAGTTGGTGATTTAGTAGTATTTCCTGGAATTGAAAGAAGATTGGTTTTGGATATTAGTGGAAATACAATTTCTTTAGGTACTACATTACCCTCATCAGTTTCTTCAGGATCTGCAGTAACTTTTTCTAGAGCATTTGATGATCCTAATGTAACAAGTTCTACAATTGCATCTATTGAAATCGAATCAACTTTTATTGCTGGAGCAGGAACAACTGATAAATTGAGTGGTGATTTATACATTTATAAGCAGGATAATGATAGAATTGGACTGTGTACTAGTCCTGAAGATGCGTTTTCAAAATCATTAATCAATTTTACTAATGTGGGATTAGGTAAGAATCATTACATCACTACTCAAAATCAAAACGCAAAGGCACTCATTCTTTTAGATAATGTTGTTCAGTCACCTATTGTAAATACATCAATTACAGAATCTTTAGTGAAAGATTTTCCTGTATTAGACGTAGTTGCAGAATTTTCGGGAATTACATCATTTTTTAGTAGTGACTTGATTAAAATTGGTGATGAAATTATGAAAATTTCTGCAGTCGGTGTAGGTAGCACTACATTTGTAGAAGTTCAGAGAGCATTTATGGGGACAGGGATATCATCACACAGTAGTGGAGATACTATAACAAAGGTTACTGGTTCTTATAATATAGTTGCATCCCAGATACATTTTTCAGATGCTCCATATGGTCCAATATATGATGAAGTTAACGGTGATGTTGATATAAGATCTTCTTTCCAAGGTAGAGTATTTACAAGAACTGGAAATTCATCTTTAAATCAAGATGTGTATAATAATAATTATCTTTTTGATGACGTAAGTGCCAATTTCGATGCAAAAACTAAATCCTTCAATCTCAAAAATGCAGGAAGTGAAGTAGCAGGATTTTCAACGTCAAATGCATTTGTTGTGGTTAATGGAGTATTACAAATAGGTGATATTGATTACACATTAAATGAAACTTCAGACACAACTGATATAAATTTCACAGGAACAGCAACCTCCATATCATATGACCCTAATAATGCCAGTGTTCCTAGGGGTGGTATAATCGTTTCACTGGGGTCTAGTGGGGGATTAGGGTATCAACCTTTAGTTGCTGCAGGTGGAACTGCTATAGTGTCTTCTGCAGGCACAATAGCGAATATATCTATAGGTAATAGTGGATCTGGTTATAGGATTGGTATTCAGACTACAATCAATGTTGGAGTTCAAACATCAAGTACTGGTATTCCTAATATTGAATTTATTGGTACTGCAGCAGTAGAAAATGGTCATATTGTAAGTATTGCGATTACAAATCCAGGGTCTGGATATACTAATACAAATCCACCAGATGTAGTGTTTGATGATCCATTATCTTATTCAAATTTAAATCTTAAATATCAAAATTCATCTGGTCTTGGGACAGAGGCAACTGTAGATATTGTTGTTGGTCAAGGATCTAGCATTATAGACTTTACTATAAAGAATTTTGGATATGGATATAAGCAAAATGATATTCTTACATTAGACATTGGAGGAACCACTGGTATTCCTACAGATACTTCATATACATTTGAAAATTTTTCTGTTATAGTTGATAGGACATATACGGATAGTTTTTCTGCCTGGAGTGTTGGTGAACTTCAAACTTTAGATACTATTGAGTCATTATTTGATGGAACTCGTAAAAGATTTCCAATAAAAAATGATGGAGAACAGTTTTCAATAGAATCTGGAGATGGGTCTTTTGTAGATTTGAGTTATGTTATTCTTGTATTTGTTAATGGAGTTCTTCAAGATCCAAGTTATGCATATACTTTTGATGGAGGGAGTTTTATAGAATTTTCAGAAGCTCCAAAGGAAAAAGATAAATGTTCTATAATATTCTATAAAGGTACTCCAGATATTGATGTTACTAATGTTGAAGTCACTGAAACAATTACTACTGGAGATACTTTAAGATTGGTTGGTAATAAAATTGATTTGCTAGAAAAAACTCGTGTAGTAAGTAACATACTTCTCTCAGATTTAGTAGAAACCTCACCATATAATTCTGTTGGAATTACTAGTGATTTGAGTTTCCAGAGACCTGTTATATGGTGTAAGCAAAGAAATGATTCCGTGGTTGATGGTAAAATAATTACTAAGAACAGATCTGAATATGAAGCATTCATTCAACCTACAAGTCACATTTTAAGGAGTGTTGGAATAGGAACCACTAAAATATACACAGATGGTGCCAAATCTATTTTTGATTCTGATCTTGAAAATACTACATCAACTGTAAATGGTAAAATAGAAATTATTGATAATGATTTGACATTAGTTTCTGCAAGTGCTACTGCTGTAGTTTCTTCCAATGGAACCATATCGAGTATATCTATAGGTAATAGTGGATCTGGGTATGTTTCTACACCCGAGGTATCGATAACAAATTCACAACTTGGAACAAAAGCAACATTAGTGGCATCTTTAAGTGGTGACAGTGTAAGTTCTATATCAGTAACTAATGCAGGAACTGGATACACTACGACTCAGGCTCCATTAGTTTTAATTGAATCACCAAAGGTAAAGAAAAACGTTATTGTTGGTGCAGCATATACTGGAGATCATGGAATTATTTCTGCAATTAGAGAATCAGCGTCAATACAAGGTGCTACAGATCAAATAGAATTTGAGTTACATATTCCCACGACTTCATATTTGAGAAATACTAATATTGTTGGTACTGCCATTACGTTAAGTAGTTTAAGTTTTGGAGATTTCTTTAAAGTTTCAAATACTCCAACAACATATTCACCAAAAACTTCAGAAACTCATGGTATTGGTGCAGACCCAGGATCAACAATTGGTATTGGAACAACTGGATTGGATAATGTATATCAGGTAGTTACAACTAACATTGTAACCGGACAAGTACCAGGAATAGGAAATACTTCGGTGCTTAAGGTTATTGTTAAAGTAAATAATAACACTGGAATTGGTGATACTTCTAATTTATATCTTGGTGATTATAGTTGGGGACTGGTTACAGTACCATCTTCAGGGGTTACCACTGAATTTAATGTAAATACCTCAAATGGTGTTGTTGGAATTAATACTACACCAATAATAAGAAGAGTCAATCAATTAAGGTCTGATAGTTATAACAGTTTATAAAGTGAGATAAATATATAAAAAAACTATAAGTCAATGTCTGCTATTATAACAGATCAATTTAGAATTTTGAGTGCGAAGAATTTTATTACTTCTATAGGATCTACTGTAGATAATTATTATGCCTTCGTTGGTTTGACCAACTCTACAGATTATGATGCTGATTGGGAATCTCTTCCCCCATCACCAATTGATAGTTTCGATAACTATACAGATATTTGGGATACAATAATTGCGTTAAAAAAGATAAATTCTTCAGATGTAAAGCATGTAATTAAAAAGATTGCATGGAGTTCTGGTACTCGTTATGATATGTACAGACATGATATAAGTAGAAATAATTTATCAAAACCTTCCAATTCTACCACATTATATGCATCTAATTTTTATGTAATTAATAGTGATTTTAATGTTTATATTTGTCTTCATAATGGAGTAGATCCAGAAAATCCAAGTGGAAAAACTTCTATTGATGAACCAACATTTACAGATTTAGAACCAAGAAGTGCTGGAACTAGTGGAGATGGATATATTTGGAAATATCTTTTTTCTATGAAACCAAACGATATAGTAAAGTTTGATTCTCTTGATTATATTCCAGTACCTTCAAATTGGGATACTAATTCGGATGTTGCTAAAGTTCGTGATAATGCTTCTAATGTAAACAGTGGTCAATTAAAAATTGTAACCATTACTAATAGGGGTGTGGGTCTTGGAAATCCAAAAACTTATACTAATGTTCCAATTGTAGGCAATGGGTCAGGTGGAAAGGTAACTATTGTCGTTGGTAATAATAATAACGTTGAATCAGTTACTGTATCGTCTGGTGGAAGTGGTTATACCTTTGGGTCAGTTGACCTTGCTGCTGCAGGTATAACCGGCACTACATTACCAAGATTTAATGTAATAATTCCACCTCCAAATGGACATGGATCAGACATTTATAGTGAATTGGGTGCTAAAAATATATTAATTTATTCTAGAATTGAAAATGATAATTTAGATCCTGATTTTATTGTGGGAAATAAAGTTGCTAGAATTGGAATTATTAAAAATCCTTTAGTATTTGGTACTACAGATACTAAATTAACAAAAGATAAAGCAAGTAATACATATGCTATAAAACTAGATGATTATACAACTTCCAGTTTTGCTGCAAATTCTACAATAACTCAAACAGTAAGTACAGGAACAACTGCTGTAGGAAGAGTAGTTTCTTTTAATAATGTTACGGGAGTATTAAAGTATTGGCAAGATAGATATGCGGTTGGATTTAGTACAGGATCTAGTTCTTTAAGTGGTAATGTTCCTCAATATGGATATACATTGAATGCATTTATTTCTTCAACAAATCAAATACAAGGTGAAACAAATAATGTTGGTATAGATACTATATTTACTGGGATCTCTACTCAAATAAATAATACCACATATAATCTTGGACAAGAATTTACTGATGGATTAGCAAATCCTGAAGTTAAAAGATATACTGGAGAAATGATTTATATTGATAATAGACCATCAATTACACGATCCAAAAACCAAAAAGAAGACATCAAAGTCGTTTTGCAATTTTAATAAAAGATTATGCCACAAGAAACAAATCTAAACGTATCTCCATATTTTGACGACTTTGATTCGGGAAAAAATTACCATAAGGTATTATTTAAACCTGGATATCCAGTACAGGCAAGAGAATTAACGACTCTTCAATCTATACTGCAGGATCAAGTAGAAAAATTTGGAACTCATTTTTTCAAAGAGGGTTCTAAAGTAATTCCAGGACAGACAAGATATAGGTCTAACTTTTTTTCTGTAGAAATTAACAGTGACTTTTTAGGAGTCCCAGTTTCTCTATATTTAAATGAATTAGTTGGAAAGAAGATTCGTGGACAAAATTCAGGGATAAGAGCAAAAATTGAAAAAGTAATAACTTCAGATCAATCAGAAAGAGGAAATATTACTCTTTACGTCGATTACTTAGAATCTTCTACTGAAGATTTAGTGAAGAGTGTTTTTGATGATAATGAAGTTTTGGTATCAGAAACTGCAATTAAGTTTGGCAATACTTTTATTTCTGAAAATCAGGGGTTTGCTTCAACAATTTTAGCAAATTCAACTTCAACTGGATCTGCATTTTCTATATCAAATGGAGTTTATTTTATTAGAGGCACATTTGTAAATGTATTAGATGAAATTTTAATTTTAGATCAATATACCAATACTCCAAATTATAGAGTTGGTCTTTTAGTAAATGAAGAAATTGTAACCGCAGATGAAGACACTACATTAGCAGATAATGCACAGGGATATAATAACTATTCTGCTCCTGGTGCAGATCGTTTAAAAATTACAACTACATTAACAAAAAAACCTCTCACTGATTTTAATGATACTTCGTTTGTTCCATTAGCTACTATTGAAAATGGTAGAGTAAGAATTAGTAATAATAAAAATACTCAATATAATTTGCTTGCTGATGAGTTTGCAAGAAGAACTTATGATGAATCTGGACATTATTATGTAAAACCATTTAAAACATATTGTAAGGAGAGTTTGGATAATGGGTTAAATAATGGAATTTTTAGAGAAAATGCATTAACGTATCAAGGAAATGTACCCAGTGATGATCTTGCAGTATATAAGATTAGTCCTGGAAAAGCATACGTAAAAGGATATGAAGTTGAATTTAATGCACCAACATTTTTAGATGTACCAAAACCAAGAACAACTAAGACTGAAGATAGTAAGGCAGTAAAAGTTGGGTTTGGACCTACATTATCTTTAAATACAATAAAAGGGGCAGCAGGTTCTAATAATAATGCATTTGGAAACTTTAAAATAGTTAGTTTATATGATAGTAGAATAGACAACAATACTCAAATTTATAATGCTGTCAACTCAGCAAAAGAAATTGGAAGAGCAAGAATGTATGACATTGCTCTAGAAAGTGGTAGTTATGATGCCACAAATTTATATGCTAATATTTGGGATACCACAATAATCGATGTTGATTTACAATCAGATTTAACTTTAAATGAAGCAATTACAATCACAACACCAAAGTTAGTAACTGGAAAATATACAGGTGCGACTGGATTTTTAAAGTATGATGTTACTGCCGGTACTGCAGTAACTGTCTATAGTATAAATGGGGAATTTTCAGAAAAAGAACCTATTAGTTTTGGAAGCACGTCATCGTCTACTTCAGCACAGGATGATGAGGGTAGGTTTATAACTGACATCACTAATTATTCTCTTTCCGATGTACAATCCTTTTCCGTTGGATCTGGTGGTATTATGAATGTAGCAAATGTAGTGCAAATACCAACTTCTTTTATTGGAAATTCTGAAATAACAGGAGAATCTGCTGGAGTATCTACGATAACTGTGAATGGATCTATAATTACTGGAATTGTCACCACAGGAAATTTAGTTCAATATACTCAATCTGGAATTACTTCCGTAACATACGCAAAAGTAACTTCTGTTGATGTTTTAAACAAAACAATTGAAATTAACGCTGTTTCAAATGTTGCTGGAGTAAACCATGGTGATCTTCCAACTTCGGATATTACAGTAAATGATTTACAAGTATTGTCCGCAAAACTTCCTAGAGAAAAGTTTAGTGGAAATACATCATCAAATAAAGCTTTGTTCAGTGATGTTCCTAATAAAAATGTTAAATCTGTAGATCTTGAAAATTCTGAATTTATTTTTAGAAAAGATTTTATAATGATTATAGACAGTAATGGTGATACTGGATATAACACTGCAGATGTTCCAACAGATTCTACATTTATGCCATTTGATGAAGAAAGATATATATTAATCGATACTAATGGCAATCAAGTAAATATAACAGCAGATAACTTTGAATCTAATGCAGGATTAACTCAAGTAAAATTTACCAACACGAATGGTGCTCAAGGTGTTGCATATCTAACTGCAACTTTAAAACAAACTAAAGTAAAATCAAAAATAAAAAGAAAGAAAATTGTAGAAAGCATTATAATTAATAAATCTTCAAACGCATCATCTCAAAATGAAGATGATGGACTTTCTTTCGGAAATTATCCATATGGAACTAGAGTACAGGATAAGGAAATATGTTTAAACTATCCAGATGGACATATTCTTTATGGTGTGTTTGAATCAAGAGATACCTCAGATCCAGTTATACCATCTGCTACAATTAATAAAAATTCCGAAGATCTTATTATTGGTGAAACTATCATTGGAAGAACTAGTAATGCAAAAGCAATTTATTTAGAGCAAAAGTCTGGTTCTAGCATTGGATTTGTTTATCAGGATGATTCTAGATTTAAAGAAAATGAAATTGTTGATTTCACTACTTCAAATGTGAATGCAGTAATTAATTCTATTGATATTGGAAGTAATAATATTATTGATTCTTATAAGTTTAATAGTGGACAAAAGTTGTCTTTTTATGATTATTCTAGAATTATACGGAAAGAGGATGCGGAAGCACCTAAAGGAAAATTAAAGGTTTTATTCTCTAGATATTTTTATGATTCCTCAGATACTGGTCATTTTACAACAGTAAATTCTTATGATGGTTTTGATTATGGATCAGACATTCCATCAATTGAGGGTAAAAGATTAACTGATATAATTGACTTTAGACCTAGAGTAAGTGATTACACTGTTTCTGAGGGTTCCCGATCTCCCTTTGAATTTGATGGTAGATCTATTAGTACTTCATCTTCAGATTTAACGAAAGTTATGGTTTCTGATGAATCAATTCCATTAAAGTATGATTATTACTTACCAAGAATTGATAGGATATCTTTAACTAAAGATAAAACTTTTGTAGTTAATTATGGAACTCCTTCAGATAATCCACAACCACCAGCAAATGTAGATGGTGGAATGAATATTGCAAATGTACATTTGCCACCATATTTGTTTAATTCTTCTGATGCTAAGGTTGAGTTTGTAAAACATAAGAGATATCAAATGAAAGATATCTTTAGACTTGAGAATAGAATTAAAAATCTTGAGGAGTATAGTACTTTATCTTTATTAGAAACTGATACTAAAAATTTATTTGTTGACGATGGGACAGGTACTAATAGATTTAAATCTGGGTTTTATGTTGATAATTTCACTACTAGACTTGGACAGGACAATAGTATTGGTGTTAGAAACTCTGTAGATCCTACTAGAGGAATTTTAAGACCTTCTCATTACACTACAAATGTAGAATTGGAAGTTGGTAACGAGACTATAATTGGTGATACTATTGATGTAAGTAAAGATAAGAGGTATTCTTCAATCTTTGGATCAAATATAAAAAGAAGCGGTGATGTAATTTCTCTAGATTACACAGATGTATCTTGGATAAATCAACCATTTGCGACTAGAACTGAAAATGTAACCCCATTTTTAGTAAAAACTTATTTTGGTTCTATAAAGTTAGATCCAACTGCTGATCAGTGGATTGACACTAAAAGATTGCAACTTAATTCAGTTGAAATGGAGGGTTCTTTTCTGGGGGTTGCAGAAGCATTAAATTCAGAAATTACTACTAATGCAGATGGTGAACGTTTGGGTGATACTGGAGTAGTTTGGGGATCTTGGGAAACTACTGGTATAGATTTAAATAGAAGAGTGGATACCAGCACATCTGCAAACTCAAGTACAGATATAACCCGTAGAAAAGCCACACTAGCTGAATTCCAAGCATCTGATCCGAGTAGAGCTGATAGGACTTCTGTTCCTAATACTTTTAGAATTGAAGAAGCAACAACAACGACGGATACTGCAACCACGACTACAACTACCACAGATATTACTGCCAGTCAGAGAAGAAGTGGAAGACAACAAATTATAACTGAACAAATTGATACCGAAAGTCTTGGTGATGCAATTAAAAGTTCTAATATTGTTCGGTTCATGAGATCTAGAAATATTGAATTTACCTCTAGGGGAATGAAACCTTTCACTCAAGTATTCCCATTTTTTGATGGTGTTGATGTTTCTAGATTTTGTATTAGTAAGTTGATTGAGATTGAAATGATCTCAGGAACTTTTGAAGTAGGAGAAAAAATTACCACTATCGTAGAAGCTGGAACTGATTTAACTTGGAGTGGATTTGGTGTTACTATAGAGGATGTTGTAACTCAAACTGCATTTAGAGTAGCACAATCGAATCATAAATACGGTCCATATAACAATCCAACAGATACTTTTGTTAAAAATCCATATAATAGAACCATTAATATACCAGAATTATATTCTACTACCAGTACATTATTAAATATTGATACTTATTCGTTAGCAGATGAGTCTACTCCTCAATTTAAAGGAAATATTTTAAATGGAATGAGATTAGTAGGAGAAACTTCAAAAGCAGAAGCTCGTGTAGTTGGTAAAAGATTGGTTACTGATAGAGTTGGAACTATAATTGGATCATTTTTTGTTCCTAGTGGAAACGGTTCTACTCCTTCATTTGAAACTGGCATATCAAATTTTAAATTAACAAGTAGTGATGTAAATTCACAAATTCCTGGAGTTATTACTACCTTAGCAGAAGAATCTTTCTATTCTTCTGGAACTGCTAATACTATTCAAGAAACAACATTATCTTTAAGAAATGCTAGAGTCGATACTAATGACTCTTTTAGTGAGTCCAGACAATTAACTGATAGTTCATCTACTAGTTCAACTTCTGTGACTACAAATGTTAGTACTACCCCGACTGGAAGGTATGTGGATCCTCTTGCTCAATCATTTGAAGTTCCAGATGAAAGTGGAGTATTCGTTTCTAAACTTGATTTATTCTTTAGAACTAAAGATGAATCTTTACCAGTTAGAATTCAGTTAAGAACTATGGAACTCGGATTACCAACTCAAAAGATTCTTCCATTTTCAGAAGTCGAATTAATTCCAGAGAATATTAACCTTTCTGAAGATGGCACTGTTGCAACTACAGTAACTTTTGAATCCCCCGTTTACTTAGAGGGTCTAAGAGAGTATGCCATTGTTATATTATCAGATTCTAATGAATATAATGTTTGGATTTCTCAACTAGGAGAGTTTGACGTATCTACACTTTCTTCAGAAAAAAATCAATCATTAGTTACTACACAAAGTTTACTTGGTTCCTTATTCAAGTCTCAAAATGCATCAACTTGGACACCAAGTCAATATGAGGATCTTAAATTTGAACTGTATAGATGTGAATTTGTTTCATCCGGATTTACTCAACTATTTAATTCTAACCTCTCTGAATCGAAAGAAGTTACTATTAATAATCCATTGAATACTATCTCTCAACGAGTTATCGTTGGATTTGCTAATACATTTACAAATGATGAAGTGTCGATTGGATTAACAGCAGTTAATAGTGGAGTAAATGCTTCCGATGAAGCATCCGGCATTATCGTTGCTTTTGGTTCAAGTATTGCTGGAGAATTAACTATTACTAATCCTGGATCTGGATATACTAACGGAACTTTTAGTGGAGTTACACTTAATAGTTTAAGTGGTGATGGATTGAATGCAACCGCAGATATAACAATTTCAAATAATGTTGCAGTTGCAGCAACAATTTCTAGTGGTGGTTTTGGATATTTCAAAGGTGAAGTATTAACACCAGGTACAAATGGTCCTAGTTTTGGATCTGGAATGCAACTCAGTGTTGGTATAACAACTGGAAATAATTCAATTATACTTGATAACATCACTGGTGAATTAGCAACAAATAGAACTATTAAGGTTATCAATTCTAGTGGAATTAGTACAGATTTTATAAAAGGAACTGAGATGTCTCCTTCCAATTTGATCACTAAATCTGATGGACTTACAATTAAAGTTTTCCATAGAAATCATGGATTAAACACAAGTAGTAAGGCTACACTTAAAAACATTAGATCTGATGTTCCAACAACTAAATTAACTTCAAATTATCCTGGAGATCCTGTAAATACTGGAACTATTAATATTTCATCTAATGTTAACTTTACAACATATGAAGGAGAAGATGTAGCAGCTAACAACCCAGGTTTTGTTAGAATTGGAGATGAAATTCTTAAGTATACTGGAACTACTTCTACAACATTAACTGGTGTGGTTAGAGAGCAACTATCAACAATTGCCCACAACTATGGAAGTGATACTCCTGTTGAAAAGTATGAATTAGCAGGTGTAAGTTTATGTAGAATTAATAGAGATCATGATCTAAGTATAGTTGATGAAACTTTATTAGAAGATCCAATTGGTCCAAATCATTATCATATTAAGATTGATATTTCAGATACTAGATCTGGTACTTTAGTAGATAGATCCGTTTCTTCTTTATTCAGAAAACTTAGATTAAATTCATCTAAAAAATCTGGAGGTTCTGCTTCTATTGATTATAACATTGTATATGAGGCTGCAATTCCAAACATCAAACAAATTTCTCCTGCAGGAACTAATATAAATTCATCTATTAGAACTGTTACTGGTAAAAGTATTAACGGTTCTGAAGTTCCTTATGTTGATAAAGGATATCAGGAATTATTAACTAATAGTATTAATTATTTCGATTCTCCTAGATTGATTGCTTCTAGAACTAATGAAACTCAATATTTAAGTGATATTCCTGGTAAAAAATCAATAACTGTTAATTTAGATATGGAAACCACTGATACTAGAATTAGTCCAGTTGTTGATCTTTCAATGACTAATATAACATTAATTAATAATATCATCAACTCTCCTATATCAAACTATTCCACAGATCCAAGAGTTAACAGTATTAATGAAGATCCAAATAAGTTTATGTATGTTTCTAATGAAATACGATTAGAAAATTCTGCTACATCAATTAAAGTTATTTTGGATGGATATATATCCGTAAATTCTGATATAAGAGTTTTCTATTCTATTGGTGAAAATTCCAATACATTTGTACCATTCCCTGGATACTCCAATATAGACTCTAACGACGGGTCTACGATTGATGTTAGATCTAGTGATGGTTCTCCAGATATACTAACAGTCAAACAAGATAGACTATTGCATGAACCAAAATTTGATGACTTTATATCTTATGAATTTACTGCAACTGAATTAGGTGAATTTAAGAACTTTAAAATTAAAATTATTGGAACCACAACAAATCAAGCATATCCACCACTGATTAGAAACCTTAGAAGTATTGCTTTAGCATGATATGAGTTTAATACCAGTTGATGGGCAACCGGGTATCTATAGAGATACCCGTACTAATGCCATAATAAATAAAAACACAACAGATTATGACAATTATATTAAACAGAAAAAGTCTAGAGAGTCTAAAGACCTTAAGATGAAAGAAATGCAAGATCAAATTGACACATTAAATACTAATGTATCTGAAATAAAGGATCTTATCTGGACTTTAATCAAAGACAAGCATACATAATATAGTAGGGATTAGCATTTAGTATAATGGCTCAACCAACAACAAGACAGGAGTTAATAGATTACACTAAAAGGAAATTAGGTGCTCCTGTACTTGAAATTAATGTTGCAGATGAGCAAATAGAAGACTTAGTTGATGATGCCGTTCAATATTTTCAAGAACGTCATTTTGACGGAGTGACTCAAGCATTTTTAAAGTATGAAATAACTCAGGAAGATATTGATAGGGGTAGAGCATCAGGACTTTCTGGTGTGGGAATAGCATCTACTTCAGCATCTTCTAATATTGGTATTGCAACAACAGCAACTACTTTTAATTACTACGAAAATAGTAATTATTTACAGGTTCCAAATCACATAATAGGTGTTAATAAAATTTATCAGTTTGAAGGTTCCAATAGTTTATCTAGTGGAATGTTTAGTATTAAATATCAATTATTTTTAAATGATGTGTATTATTGGGGATCTACAGAATTATTAAGTTATTCGATGGTAAAGTCATATCTTGAAGATTTAGATTTTTTATTAACAACGCAAAAACAGATAAGATTTAATCAACGTTCAGATAGGTTATATCTTGATATTGATTGGTCATCTGTTACTGCTGGTGAATATTTAATTATAGATTGCTATCGAGCATTGGATCCTAGTAGTTATAGTCAAGTTTGGAATGACTCTTTTCTTAAGCAATATTTGACTGCTTTAGTAAAACGTCAATGGGGTCAGAATTTGATTAAGTTTTCTGGAGTTAAACTTCCTGGAGGTGTAGAGTTTAATGGAAGACAAATATATGAAGATGGTCAAAGAGAAATTGATCAATTAATGGAGAAAATGAGTAATAATTATGAACTACCACCATTAGATATGATTGGATAATCATGACATTAAATCCCTTTTTTCTCAATGGCAGTAAAACTGAGCAAAGTTTAGTTCAGGATTTGATCAACGAACAGTTGAGAATGTATGGAATTGAAGTATATTATGTTCCAAGAAGTTATATTACTACCAATACTGTAATTAGAGAGTATGTTAATACTCAATTAAATAATGCATATCCTATTGAAGCATATGTTTCTACTTATGATGGGTATGGTGGTCAAGGAACTTTACTATCTAAGTTTGGGATTCAAGATGTTGACGACTTAACTTTAGTAATATCTAAAGAACGTTTTGAAACTTATATAACTCCTTTGTCAGAAGGACTACCTGATATTAAATTAAATACTAGACCAAAAGAAGGAGATATAATATATTTTCCTCTTGGTGATAGAATTTTTGAAATTAAATATGTTGAGCATGAATCTCCATTTTATCAACTACAGAAAAATTATGTTTATGAATTGAAGTGTGAACTCTTTAGATATGGAAGTGAACTCATGAATACTGGAGTCAATGAAATTGATGATAATTCTATTGATGAAGGAAGTCTTAAGAGTTTCACTGTAGTTGGGGTAGGATCAACTGCTACAGCAGTAACCACAATTAGAAATGGTGCTGTTAATGCTATTACCCTGACAAATCGTGGTCATGGTTATACTACTGCACCTAGAGTTGGAATTTCAAGTTCTCCTGAATCTTCAGGAACTGCAGTTGGAATTGCAACATTAATTACTGGTATTGTGGATGAGTGTGATCCATTAGGAACAGGATATAGGGTTCAAGGAGTTGAAATTACTAATCCTGGATTTGGTTATACTTTAGCACCAAGTGTTCAGTTTTATGGTGGAGGTGGAGTTGGTGCAGAGGCAACTGCATCGATAGGAGATGGATCTATTGGTATAGTAACTATAACAAGTGGAGGAAGTGGTTATACTACTTCACCAACGGTCACTTTTGTTGGAATAGCATCTACAAGTGCAAGTGCATATGCGTCAATTTCCTCTGCTGGAATTGTAACCGCAATCTTTATAAGAAATGCTGGTGTTGGGTATACTGAAGTCCCAACTATTACATTCTCTAGTCCTGCAGTAGGACTTGGTGGAACATTTACAGTTAATGAAGTTGTAGTTGGTTCTATTTCAAGTACCACAGCAAGAGTCAATTCTTGGAATGCAGTCACTAATGAATTGATACTGAAGAATCTAAATGGTGACTTTGTTAACGGTGAACGTGTAGTTGGGCAAGGATCTAGTGCTGTTTATGAGATTAGAACTCAAGAAGAATTCAATACTAAGGATACTTTCGCAAGTAATGATGATATTGAGACTGGAGCAGATTCTATATTAGACTTTACCCAAACTAATCCATTTGGTACACCATAGAATAAATAGTATATAAAAAGAGTGCAGTTTAATGTTTGAATATTTTTATCACGAAATAATTAGAAAAACCGTAATTGCATTCGGTACTCTTTTTAATGGGATGGAGATTAGGAGACTCAATAGTTCCGGTGAAGTTACTTCGGAGATAACAGTACCTATAGCATATGGTCCCACTCAAAAATTTCTAGCAAGACTTGAGCAGTCTGCAGATTTAAATAGACCTTTTACTATTACATTACCAAGAATGTCGTTTGAGGTTGTTGGAATTAATTATGATCCAAGGAGAAAAACTACAGTAACTCAACAGTTTGTGGGTCAGAGTAAGACCGATAAAACTCAGTTCAAGAAGGCATATATGCCAGTTCCATATGATCTTGATTTTGAACTTTCGATAATGACAAAACATAATGATGATATGCTTCAAATCATAGAGCAAATATTACCATATTTTCAACCATCCTTTAATTTATCTATAGACATGGTTGAAAGTATTGGAGAAAAAAGAGATGTGCCTATGATTTTGAACAGTATATCAATGTCTGATGATTATGAAGGTGATTTTAGCACTAGAAGAGCATTGATTTATACTTTAAGATTTACTGCTAAAACATATTTGTTTGGACCTGTTGCTGCAGATGTATCCAAAGAAATTATTAAAAAGGTTAGTATTGGATATGTTGCTGGTGAGGCAACTAAAAGACCTAGTAGAGATGTTCAATATATTGTTGAACCAAAAGCAACCAAAGATTATGACAATATAATTTCTACAAAAATTTCCGAAGATTTTAAAATTGATGATAGTGTGTTGTCGGTTGATGATGCCTCTTCAATAAGTGAAAATTCATATATTACAATTAATACTGAAACATTATATGTAAAATCTAAAGATGGAAATAATCTAACTGTAGAACGTGGTAAATATGGTACTCCTATTTCTGTTCATGTTTTAGGATCTGCAGTTAAGGAAATATCTAGTGCAGATAATTTACTAATAGAAGTTGGAGACAATTTCGGATTTGATGATAGTTATATTTAAAAATTATGTCTAATAACACATATGATGGTTTGAATGATTTTTTCAATATAGAGACTTCTAGTGTTGATGTTGAAATTATTCAAGACACTAAAAAACCAGATATAGCAAAAAAAGAAAAGGTAATTGATGATAATATCAATGATATCAAAAAAGATTATGAGTACACTAGGTCAAAATTGTATTCTATAATTGAAAAAGGACAACAAGCAATTGATGGAATTCTTGATTTAGCACAAGAAACTGAAACTCCTAGAGCATATGAAGTTGCTGGACAGTTGATTAAAAATGTTTCAGATGCGACCGATAAATTAATGGAATTGCAGAAAAAACTAAAAGATGTTGAAAGTTCAGATGAAAAAGGTCCTACTAATGTAACTAATGCTCTATTTGTAGGTTCTACTGCAGAGTTATCTAAATTGTTAAAAAATCAAAAAGAAGATAAAGATCTAAATAATAAGAAGAAGTAGTTTTATTTCTCATGGGTTGGTCAGAAAAGTATAAAAAATCTATTGATTGTGACAACCCTAAAGGTTTTTCTCAACGTGCTCATTGTAGGGGGAAGGAAAAAAAAGTGAATGAAGAAACTGCTAAAAGTTGTAAAGTAGGTTATTACTATTGCTTTACCGAAAAAAAGTGTAAAAAAATTCCTATTGGATATCATGTAGGTCGTGGTGGATATCTTTCTAAAGATAATGAAGATACCTCTAATGAAGATAGTAAAAATGGAAATACAACGAATGGGAATGAAAATGGGAATGGGAACTCTAATGGGGGTTCTAATGGAGGTGTCAGTGAGGGAACACTCCATAAATGGTTTAAGGGGTCCAAATCAAAAGATGGTAAAGGTGGTTGGGTCAATGTCGTCACGGGTGGGACTTGCGCCAGTGATGAACCGGGAGAGGG